CCCTATCGTATCTGCCACCCAGACCACTCGTTCTGGTTATGGTAGCTCTGACGTTGACATTACTGACACTTCTGAGTCCTTTGGTCTCCCTGCTACTGCTGATCTTATGTTTGCCCTTATTTCAACTGAGGAACTCGAACAACTTGGTCAGATAATGGTGAAGCAATTGAAGAATCGTTACAATGATATTAGTATCTTCAAACGATTTATAGTTGGTATTGATCGTGCCAAGATGCGTCTTTATGATTGTGAACAGACAGCACAAGATAATATACTTGACTCAGGACAAGAAGAGGAGTATAATCCTGAAGAGGACAAACCTAAAAAATCATTTGAGGGATTTAAATTCTAATGGCAAAGCATGTTGATTTTGAAAAGTATCAGAAGTTTGTAGATGCTGTTACCTCAGACCAATCTACAGATTTTGTTGCCCTTGCAGATCGTCTAGTTGAACTGGATGAAAAGGGAGCAAATATTGAACGCCTTCTGACTGCTGGTGTTGGGATCAATGCTGAAGGTGGAGAGTTTCTTGAAATCATCAAGAAACTTATCTTTCAAGGTAAACCCTGGAACGAAGACAATAAAGAACATCTTATTATTGAACTTGGAGATTTGATGTGGTATGCTGCACAAGCATGTATGGCACTTGGAGTCTCTTTTGATGAAGTGGTTGCTATTAACGTGAAGAAACTGGAGAAGCGTTATCCCGGTGGTCAATTTGATGTATACTATTCTGAAAACCGTGAAGTTGGTGACCGATGAAAAAAGTCACTGTCACGATGGATGCTCGCCAAGCAGCAGCAGTCCGTCAAGCATTATTCATTGACACTAAAATCTACACATACGATCCTATATCAGTTCCCGAACGTGTTGTTGATATTCGTAATGTTATCGTAGATATTGACGAACAACTTGAAAAAGAAGAAGTTGAATGTCAAAATGACTGTCCTCCAGGAACCGTTTATATTGATGGTGAATGTGCTGAACTTGATGGATAAATAGTAAAAGATCGTGGGGTTTGAATTTCAGACCCCTTTAATTTTATGAGTGATTATATAAGTTTTCTTATTAAAGATTATCAGGGGACGGAGTATAAAGACTTCGTTGCCTATGTGTATGGTACATTGACTAAAAAATCTCATGGATGTAAGGGGAAGTCAAAGGATAAATACATAAAGATACGAGACGATGTTCTTCGTTATATTACTTCCAATAAGAACGTAATTAGTTTAGAATTAAAAAAATAATGAAAACCTTTTCTGCTTTGAAGAACAACGCCGAGTTCCAGGCGGCAAGACTGGGACTTACAAGAGGTGATGACAAAAATAGGGGAAGTTGGTATAAAAATGGTGAGTTTGTTGCTAAAACTGTAGGTAATGGTTTAGAGTTTTACAACAAAGGTCAGAAAGTCGGAGAGCAGGATAGACCTCAAACTCCACATGAGAAAAAACTTTCTCATACTACATACGCTCCCATCAAATCTTCGTTTGATTTTGGGACTACTGGATATGAAAGGGAGTTGAGAGAGAAGTATATCAACAAAGAAATCTTTGCGATTGGTGATATGATCAGATGTATTGAGAGTAACCAAGAAGGTGAAATCATGCGTCGTGGTGCTAACTATCTCATTTGTGTGACTGAAGATGATGCGATGTTTAAACCTTGGATTAAAAATGTTTTTGAAAAAGTTGTAAATTATCCTGGACCCTCTGGTGTTCCTGCCGATCAAAGACTTGTAGGAACTGATGCTCACCTTCAATATGTCGCTCGTCTTACAGGATATAAATTCATAAATAAATATAGGAAAAAGTAAGCCAGTAACATCTTCTAATGACTACTAATATTTCTGAGGAACTTCCAGCAAGAAAGAATGCTCCTGCTGTTGGATCCAAATCTCCTGATAAGAAGGCAGAAGCGAAAGGTGGAACACCTCAAGAGAATTCTGCTAAAAGAATTCGTCAAGCGGTTTATGATATTCGCTATCGTGCTAGAAGAGAAGATGTTGATCTCAGAAAAGCATACTCTGAGTATATGGCAAACAGTAATCTGAGTCCTCAAGAAAAGACTGCTGTCAGAGAGAAACTGTTTGGTAAGCAGGGTGGTGGTGTATCTGAGCAGTATATGGTCACCAGTGTTGATTGGGCAGAAAAGAATTTTGCTAATGCTTATCACAAAGTTTTCGTAGAAGGTATCAAGAAGGAAGAGTCTCCTATTGAACTTCCATATGAGCAAGAACTTGCTGAAGAACCAGAAAGAAAATATAAGGTCAGAGTATTTGATCCTAAGAGTGAGAAGTCTTATGTTAGATTTGCGACTCGTGAGAAGATCTCTAAACTGAGAGCAAAGGGTCTCAAAGTTGAGATGACCGAGCACGGTGAAGCATACGAGGGTGAGAGAAAGAAGGGAGAACAGACTGCTGCTGCCATGGGTGGTGGTGAGAAGAAGAAGGATGTCAAGGAAGCAAAACTTGACCCAGTTGGTAAAGAAGATGGTGATGTTGATAATGATGGTGACAAGGATAAGACCGACGATTATCTGATGAACCGTCGCAAGGCAGTTGGTAAGGCAATCGCCAAGAAGAAAGGTAAGAAGGAGATGTCTGAACAGTCTATGAGTGATCTTAACGCTGAAAAACGAGCTCTTATTAGAGCAAGAGCTGAAGCAGGGATGAAGAAACTTGAGGCTTCAGGTGGAGCGATCAAAGGGATTAAAGATCTTAGACAGAAGGCAGGAGTGGATTATGAAAATGATACCAATATGGTAAAGACTGCTCCTGGTATCTACGCATCCAAAGGAGCACTTGAAGCTAGGAAATCTTTGAATCAACGCCTAGACGAATTGCCTTCTAATATAAAAAGGAAACAAGTTCAACAGGCGGCAGATAAAAAAATGATGGCAGCACCCATACCTGAAGAGTTTATTACTGATGGTGCCACTGGAACCACTAGCACCGAAGGTCAGAACGCCAGAGAGATTGACGTTCTTCCTGATAAAATTGCTATGAAACTTAAGCAGGTAACTGTAATGCCTCAGGACGGCACTAATCCTCAAGCTGGTAGAGCACCTCTGATGGCGAGTCATCAGATAGAAGGCGAAACTATTGAAGAAGGTGAATGGTTTAGTGGTTTGAAGAAAAAATTTAAAGATGCCTCTGATGCCTATAACAATAGTAGAGGTGTTCCATCACCAGGACAAATAAATCAAAGGCGCAGTCAATCCCCCTTCGCTAAACCCTCTGGCGTTTCGGTAACCCAAACTAAAAAACCTACACCCAAAACACCATACTCCAAAGGTGATGATGGTAAACTGACAGACTTTGGCGCTGGTGGCGGTAAAGCAAAGATGGCAAAGACTGGAATGAGTGCTTCAGAAGTTGAGCAGCAGGGTAGGGCAAATAAGGGAAAACGCCTTCCTCAGATTGATGATTATAGTAAGTATCATAAAAATTCTTTTGAACCAGAAGGTGAGCAACTCACTGAGGAAGAAGAGGATAGACGTGAAAGATATGCTTTCATGAATGTTGCCAGAAACCTTGTTAGAGCAAAGACTGGTGCCAAGCGTCCTATCGCCATGGATCCTGAAGGAACCTATAAGAAGGCAAAGGAAGATCTTGCCAAAATGGTAAATTCTGAGAATCCTGATAAGGATAGGAAAGAATCACCTTGTGAAGAAAAGCAACTGTCTATGGCAGATACTTTCAAGCAGATTGCTGAAAACGCTGCAGATAAAGTAAAAAATGCTGCCGACAAAGATGCAAAAGATGAAGCAGAAAAAAAGTTAGAGTCTAAAAAGGAAGTAAAAACTCCTACAGTTGAACCTAAATCTAAGGATACTACCACACCAAATACAAATTTGAATACCACCACAAAATCTGATACTAAACCGCAATCTTCAGGTGGCGGACAAACAAAAAAATCTGATACTAAACCGCAATCTTCAGGTGGCGGACAAACAAAAACATCTAAATCTTCCGGACCTTCTGGTGCTGCTCCCTCCAGTGCTGGTGGCGGTGGTGGAATGACTAATAAAGAGAGAATTTCTCGTGTTGATGCTGGCAATGATCCTTATCCTATGCTTTCTCAGGATGAAAAACTGAGAAAGTCTCTTGGAATTAGGTCAGCTTCTGAAGTACCTGATGCTTCTAATCTTTTGAAGAAGATGGGTCTGGAACCGGGAACAAAACCTGACTATTTGAATCGTAATAATCCTACAGATATGCCAAGACCTGGTGCACCTGCTCCTAAAGTAAAACCTACTCCTAAAGTAAAACCTGCTGATCTTAAGGTAAAAACTGAAGGAAAGCAACTGTCTATGACAGATACTATCAAGCAGATTACTAGTGCTCCTAAAGAAGACACTGAGCAACTTGATGAGTTTGCTGGAAAAGCAGCAGCGGAAAATGTTGAGAAACTTTTGGATAGAGGTCGTCAAGTGTTTGATAGATTGGGTATTCCAAACAACGCAACTTCAAGACCAACTGTAACAAAGGACATGCAACAAGAAAAAATTAAGAAGAATGTGAAATAAGAGTTAAGTTGCTATATAGAGTATTATATGCTCTAAGGCAATGTTAGCATTTCTCCTCCCACTGGCGTCTAAAATTATTACTGATGCTATTAATAAAATTCCTGAGAATGAAGAACTCGGTGAGAAGATGGTTGAGATCTGTCTTGTTATTCTTGCTAAAGCAGTTAAGTTGACTAAGACTGATATGGACGATCAACTTCTTGAGGTTGTCACAAAGGCAATTAAGAACAGAGAAGCTGAATAATTTTATAAATATCAATATACGAATTACATAGGTAAGGAAACATGGCTCTTTGGGGCAAAGAAGATCTTGTTGGAAACAAAGGCACAGTTGCCATTAATTTAACCACTGGTGTCATTACTGGTTCTGGTACAACCTTCTCTACTAGTGGTTATGCCGCAGAGCAAGGTGATGTCATTGTAGTCGGTGCTGGCGCTACTTATGGTAGAGCAATTGTCCAATCCGTTGCGAGTAATACATCTCTGACTCTGGCACACGTTGATAACATCATCAAAGATGGTGCCACTGCTAATGTTGTTGGTGGAACTTCCTATTTCATCACCAGATCTCCTATCAGTGCTATCACTGATAATCAGTACGCAGCACCTGACGTTAAGTCAAACAGATTCTCCGGTGTATTTGGTGTAGATACAACTGAGCAAGGTGTCGCTAGAGCGGCAACTGGTTCTAAGTATGCTGCTCCTCATGCAGGTTGGGTTGGCGTTACTACATACATTGATACTCATGGCACTCTCAGAGTTAAAACTGAGACTTTAGTCGCGAGTAGCAGTATTACTGATGCTGCTGGTGGTAGAGATGCTGAGGATGCCATCTATCCTGATAGCTAATAACATGGGTTAATATATGAGATTTGATGAATTGAATGAGAGTAATTATCTACTCTTTGCTATAAAATTCTACGATAACCCACAGTCAGTTACACGAGACGACTTTGAGTCGGACTTGAAGCGTATCAGATATGTCAAGCGTTTGTTGAAGAGATATAAGAATAATGGTGAACTCAAAGTTCATCTTATTCTCAATCACCTTATTATATTATTTAATGTCTTTAATGATGCAACGGTTCCTTTATTATTCTACAACTTGGATGAGGACCTTTGGCCATCTATCAAGAGTTTTTTACTGTTCTTGAATAGATTGCCCGAATATCCAAAAACATCTGTTAGTGATATAGAACCAGACTATAACTGTTTAGCAGAACTCAAAAATCTATGAATATGGATAGGATAATTAAATATATCCGCGATACTAAGTTGTCAGAAGAGATGATGACTACAGGTTCTGCTGCCGGAAAACCAGGATTTAGTGGTTCTGCTGATGCTGAGGGTCCTGTAGCAGGTTATGATAAACCATTAGGTAAAAAGAAAAAGGAACCAACTATTCTTGCCAGAGGCAAGTTTCCTGGACTAAGAAAACGTTGGAGCACAGGTATAGTCTAATGTGGTCTGATTCTAAGGTCGCTCAATTAGAAACAAAATTGGATATTTATGAAGAGCTTTCTAGAGAAATGCTCACAAAATTAGAGAATGCTGTTGATAAAATATCTGAAGGAAATGCAAGAATCGCTCAAATTCTTGCGAAGCATGATGAAAGGATTGATCAAAGTATCAAGAGTGATGAACTCATCATTAAGATGATTGATGAGATTAAAGGTAATGAAGAGAAAAACCATAGAATCATTCATGGTAGAATTGATAAGATACAAGAAGAGATAAAATCATTCTCAAAGTTTAGATGGCAGATTGGTGGTGTTCTGATTGTAGGAGCACTTATGATCGGTGCAGGTAGCAGATTGGCACCTATCTTCTTGACTCCTGAACCACAGCAGGTTATAATACAGGGGCAGAAGTGACCTGTTGTAATGGATCTGATTGATTCCAAGTATGTTGGATTAGTTTCGTCACGTCTACAGAAGTTCAAGAGGGTCAAGAGCGATCTTTACAACTTCCGATGTCCTATCTGTGGCGACTCTCAAAAGCACAAAAACAAGGCACGGGGATACATCTACCAGGTCAAGAATAACACTAACTTCAAGTGTCACAACTGTGGTTCTAGTATGTCTTTGAACAATTTTTTGAAGACGATGGATACTACGCTTCATAAGCAATATACGCTTGAGAAGTTTAAGGAAGGGCATACAGGTAGAAACTTTGTTGTTGAAGAACCTACGTTTACCTTTACAAAACCAGTATTCAAAACAAAGTTAGATTTACCCAAAGCATCTGAAGATCCTGACGCCAGAAGATATTTGGAGAAACGTAAACTTAATCCCGAAAAATTTTATTTTACTGACAGTTTTAAACGGTGGACAAATACTAAAAAACGAACCTTTGACACTATTGGTAGGGATGAATCGCGTATTATTATACCAATGTATAATAAAGACAAAGATCTCATTGGTTTTCAGGGTAGAAGTCTAGTTCCTAACTCTGTTAAATATATTACCGTGATGTTGGATGATGAGGCACCCAAAGCATATGGACTTGATACAATCCGAACAGATGCTCCAGTCTATGTTACCGAGGGACCATTTGATAGCACGTTCATTCCAAACGCAATTGCTATGTGCGGAGCTGACGCTGATATTAGTAGTTGGGGGATTGACAATGTTGTATGGATCTATGATAATGAACCGCGAAATAGGGAAATTGTCAACCGAATCAACAAGACCATTGATCTTGGAGAGTCGGTAGTTATCTGGCCAAACGGTTTAGAGCAAAAGGACATCAACGATATGGTTCTCTCTGGACATGACGTTGTGTCTATGATAAAATTAAATACATATTCTGGTTTAGAAGCAAAAGTTAAATTTAACAGTTGGAAAAAAGTATGAGTAACGGCACCAAGGTTGTAAAGAGAAACGGCAATACGGAACCTCTTGATTTGAATAAACTCCACGTCATGGTGGAGCAAGCATGTAAAGACTTGGCAGGTGTTTCTGCCTCCCAGGTTGAGATTCAATCGGGTATTCAGTTTTATGATGGCATTACTACGGATGAGATTCAAGAGATTCTTATTCGTTCTGCCAGTGATTTGATTGACCTTGATCATCCTAACTATCAGTTCGTAGCAGCGCGTCTATTGCTGTTTGCACTTCGCAAGCAACTATATGGTCGTATGCACGAATTTCCCACTATCAAGGCGCACGTAGAGCATTGTGTGAAGGATGGTGTCTATGATCCTGAGATTCTTAATCTTTATTCTGATGAAGAGTTTGAGAAACTTGAATCCTTCATTGATCATGATCGTGATATGCTTTTTACCTATGCTGGTTTGCGCCAGGTAGTTGACAAGTATTTGGTTCAAGATCGCAGCAGTGGGGCAAAATATGAGACCCCTCAGTCCATGTATCTTTTGATTGCTGCTACTATATTTTCCAAGTATCCAAAATCTACACGTCTCGATTACGTAAAGAAGTACTATGACGCAATTTCAAGACACAAAATCAACATTCCCACACCTATCATGGCGGGAGTGCGAACTCCACTTCGACAATACGCTAGCTGTGTTCTTGTTGATGTTGATGACTCCCTCGATAGTATCTTTACTAGCGATATGGCTATTGGCAGATATGTTGCACAAAGGGCGGGAATCGGTATCAACGCAGGTAGAATCCGTGGAATCAACGCTAAGATCCGAGGCGGAGAAGTTCAACACACAGGTGTTGTACCATTCCTTAAAAAGTTTGAATCAACTGTCCGGTGTTGTACACAAAATGGAATACGAGGTGGGTCAGCGACTGTCCACTTCCCAATCTGGCACCAAGAAATAGAGGACATCATTGTACTCAAAAATAATAAAGGGACGGAAGATAACCGTGTCCGAAAGTTGGACTATAGCATCCAAATCTCTAAATTGTTCTACGAACGTTTTATCAAAAATGAAGAAATCAGTCTCTTCAGCCCTCACGATGTGCCAGGTCTGTATGATGCTTTTGGCACTGAATCGTTTGATGATCTCTATCAACGTTATGAATCTGATAGATTCACTCCGAAGAAAACTATCGGCGCTCAAGAACTCTTCCTTGATATCTTGAAAGAGAGAGCAGAGACCGGTCGTCTCTACATCATGAATATTGACCACTGCAACTCTCACTCTTCGTTCCTGGACAAGATTGAGATGAGCAATCTCTGTCAGGAGATTACTCTACCTACCAAACCTCTTGAGCACATTGACGATCCAAACGGTGAGATTGCTCTTTGTATTCTAAGTGCTGTTAATGTTGGCAAAATTCGTGACCTTGATGACCTAAAAGTTCTCTGTGATCTTGCTGTTCGTTCTTTAGATGAATTGATTGACTTCCAGAACTATCCCATTAACGCTGCTGAGATTGCCACAAAGGCACGTAGATCGCTTGGAATCGGATTTATCGGTCTGGCACATTATCTTGCTAAGAACGGATATGATTACAACGATTCTGGGGCGTGGCAACTGGTTCATGACCTCACCGAATCCTTTCAATATTATCTTATTTCTGCTACAGTGGATCTTGCTGAAGAGAAAGGTGCATGTGAGTATAGTAGCCGAACCAAATACGGCAACGGAATTCTTCCGATTGATACATATAAACATGATGTGGATGAAATAGTTCCAAATGAGCTTCACTATGATTGGGAGGATCTTAGACTTCGGGTCAAAAAGCACGGAGTACGGAACTCAACATTGTCTGCTCAGATGCCATCAGAGAGCAGTTCCGTTGTGTCAAACGCAACAAATGGAATTGAACCACCTAGAGGATATTTGTCCATTAAGAAAAGCAAAAAGGGACCACTCAAACAGATTGTTCCGCAATATGCAACTCTTAAGAATAATTATACGCTCCTTTGGGATATGGGGTCCAATCGTGGTTATATTAATATTGTTGCTGTGATGCAGAAGTTCTTTGACCAAGCAATCAGCGGCAATTGGAGTTATAATCCACTACAGTATCCAGACAACGAAGTTCCAATTTCAGTGATGGCACAGGACCTTCTGACTACATACAAATACGGTTGGAAGACTTCTTATTATCAGAACACATACGACTTCAAGACTGATGAAGTAGATGAATCTACAGAGTCTCTTGATAATTTAATTTCACAGTTAGAAAACGCAGAGGAGGAAGAGTGTGAGTCTTGTAAGATTTAAGACAAACAGCAACAGCAAACCAATGGTCGATTCGATGACCGTGTTCAATTCAGAAGTAGTTGACACTAAAAAACAACCAATGTTTTTTGGTAAACCATTGGGTATTCAGAGATATGATTCTTACAAATATCCAATCTTTGATAAACTCACAACACAACAATTGGGATACTTTTGGAGACCTGAAGAGGTTTCCCTCCAAAAAGACCGTGCGGACTATCAGACATTGCGTCCTGAGCAAAAGCACATTTTTACCAGCAATCTTAAATACCAGATCATGCTGGATTCTGTACAAGGGCGCGGTCCTGGGATGGCTTTTATCCCATACTGCTCATTACCTGAGTTAGAGGCATGTATGGAGGTCTGGGGGTTCATGGAGATGATCCACAGTCGCTCTTACACACATATCATCAAGAACATCTATCCAGATCCTTCGGATGTGTTTGATCACATTCTGACTGATGATCGTATCGTAGAACGTGCTGCCAGCGTTACTAAAGCATATAATGATTTTATTAATGCTGCTCATCAGTATGACAACAGCAATGAGTGGAAACATGCATTAGAAGAAGTCCCCACTGCCCTAGAATCAAGGTATGAACTCAAGCGCAAACTCTTCAGAGCAGTTGCAAACGTTAATATTCTTGAAGGTATTCGCTTCTACGTATCCTTTGCTTGCAGCTTTGCGTTTGGCGAACTCAAACTTATGGAAGGAAGTGCCAAAATCATTTCCTTGATCGCTCGCGATGAGAATCAGCATCTTGCCATCACTCAGAATATCCTGAACAAATGGAAGAATGGTGATGATCCTGAGATGGCAGCAATCTTCAAAGAAGAAGAGCAGTGGTTGATTGAAACCTTTGATAATTGTGTTAACCAAGAAAAACTTTGGGCAGAGTATCTGTTCAAAGATGGATCTATGATTGGTCTGAATGATAAACTGCTACAGCAGTATGTGGAATGGATTGCCAATCGTAGAATGAAATCAATTGGACTTAAACCAATCTATGACGTACCCGCAAAGAATAACCCACTCCCCTGGACGGAACATTGGATTTCGTCGAAGGGTCTTCAGGTTGCTCCTCAGGAAACTGAGGTTGAGTCTTACATCGTCGGAGGAATCAAGCAAGACGTTAAAAAAGACTCCTTTGCAGGATTCAGTCTCTGACTCATACGCAACATACAGAGAGGCAGCAAAATTAGATGCCTTTCTATTTGGTGACTATGATGGATATGATTCTTTTAGAGAGGACTAAGGTCCTCTCTTTTTTTATAAATATCCTTATAGGAAAGTTGTGTCCGTCAGATGAAGTCGTTTCATAGTTTTATAACTGAGAAGAGAAAAAATCCTGACAGACCTGGTGGACCAGGACCCTCTCAAGTTGAAAGATCTACTGCAAGGTCAAATACTTCTAGACCCACTGTCAATCCTCGTGGAGGATTGAGTGTTGCTGACATTCTTAGAGGTGTTCGTCCAAAAGGTGCCGCTGCTGCTGTAGCAGGACCAGAGGGTCTTTTTAGTGGTGGTGAACTTGATCAGTCTGATGCAGCCGCCGCGAGAAAGTCTGGTGCAGATAAAAGGGGTGGACCAGCACCTAATGAACGTCAGGTAGGAGCACAAAAACCCCGTAGTAGATTTGTTAAAGGGCAAGGATATACTATCCCTACTCAAGGGAAACCAGCAACTAGAATTCCTGGCGGAACTGGAACATATTCTGGTAGTTTGCGAAAGGGAACATTAAAGTTTTCTGGTGATTCCAAGTATAATAGACTGCTTAGGAAGTTAACAACTGATGTTAGACCTCTTACATCTGGAACTGGTGTAAAAAAAGAGTTTAAACCTGAACCCACTTCAAAACCTAGAGTAGTAAGAGGTGCAAACACACTTGCAAAACCACCAAAACCTCCTGTAATTCCAAAACCTTCTACATCTCAACCATACAGAAACTTGGGTATTGGTCCAGAAAAAGTTGGAAAAGGTCTTAATGTCAAAGGAGTAGGAGCATCTAACCCTGTTAGAGTTCCTCGCTCTCAACCATACAGCAATTTGGGTCTTGGTCGTGAGAGGGCAGGGCAAAGAGTTGTTAATAGACCTGTAACAATTCGTCTTGATAAAGGAAAAAGATGGAGAAAACCACCAACACCACCAGCACCATTAAAACCACCAACATCTTCAACTGCCGTAGCAGATAAAGTAGTACAGCAAATGCAAGATGCTGCTAAAAAGAAGTCCGCATCTCGTCTTAGAACTCTTGGTCGCGTAGGAAAGGGTCTTGGTGTGGTTGGTGCTGGTCTTGAGGCACAGGGTGAATATATGAGACGTAAAGAAGATCTCAAACAGGATACAGCGACCGCAGTAACAGGTGCAGCAACAAGAACTGGTGGTGGAGCTGCTGGTGCTTTTGCTGGTGGAAAAATTGGTGCAAAATTAGGTTCCGTTGCTGGACCTAAAGGCGCTTTAGTTGGTGGAGTTGCTGGCAGCATTTATGGATATATGGTTGGTGCCGATAAAGCAACACAAGCATTTGATAAAGTAACAAGTGGTGCTAAGAATTTTGATCCTGTTTCATTTACTAATTTCCGCAAAAAATCTAAGAGAGCTCAATCTGCTTCTAAATAACAATAAAGTGTCTTTATAAGATGGAACCATTAAGTCCAAAACAACTAAGAGAATTAAATTCCATATATGGTTCAGTTCATCCTAAAGTAGAAGAACTGAGTGCGGAAGATATTCTCTTACAAGTGAGTGAAGAAATTTATAATAAATTAATTGAAAACGGACTTTTATCTGAGAGTGCAGTAAGCAACCCAGAAATTGTTACTAAAACACTTATCTCAGAAATTCCACTTCTTGCACCTCTTGCATGGACTGCCTTGGCAGCAGGTGCCGGAGTTGCTGCCGATCAATTTCTGACCAAAGGTGCTTACACTCGCCTTGCTGGTCGAAGAACAAAAGACTTTATAAAGACGGCTGGAGAACATGGTGCTGAAATGCACAAAAAGATGGACCAAGAAGAGAAGCAAAGGCAGAATCCTGGTTCTACTGGACCTACTGGCGGTTCCACAGGACCTACAGGTCCCACAGGTCCTACAGCACCTACTGGCGGTCCTAAAGGACCTACAGGTCCTAAAGGACCTACAGGTCCTACAGCATCTAAAGATCCATATACTCCTGAGGTGATAAATGACCCCGACCGTTACATATACCAGGGTCAGGAATATAGAATTGAAAACGGAAAAGTTGTCAAGGTAAAGAAATGAACCAAAACATAGTAACTAGAAATGGTAAAAAGGGATTTATTGGTCCTGACGGCAAGTTTTACGAAATTCCCCAACCAAACACCACTGATACTCCTTCAAAAAAGAAAGATACTAATCTATTACAGCAAACTCTTAATAAACTGAATAATATTTACAGGACGTATGTTCCTGAACCTAACAGGTCCAATGAACCGTCTGTAAGATCCGGTGATAGAACTCCACAAACAGGATTTGGGCATACTACATCTTTTAATAGCAGAGGACAGGCAGTAGACGGTAAAACAAAACCAGAAAACGCTCGTACAACACCACCAAAGAGAACTGATAAAGACGATAAAATCACGTCACAGAATCAAAAAGATAGAACCACACTGAGTCCTGCTGAGTTCTTTGGAACTAATGAGTATGGTTCTGGTGGTTCCAAAGATCAACCTACAAAAGAAGTACCTATAAAAGTAGACCCTTATAAAGATCCATCATCTAACACACCAACTCCTCCTTCAACGCCAACTCCCACACCAACTCCTAAAAATCTTACACCACAGCAGCGTGCATATGGTCCTGGATCTAAGTTGACTAAGGATCAACAATTAGCTAATTTGGCATACGATAAAAAACGTTATGAGTTGGATGGCAAAGGCAATCCAATCATAGGAAAATTAAGGACAAATCCAAAAGAACAAGAAGATGCTAAACTTTTTGGTCTTGGGGCGAACGCAGCAATTTTTCCCAATCAAAAGATTTTTGTTGACCCAAAAACAGGTAAGCCGGTAAGAAAGAGTTCAACTTCAAAATCTACCAAAGCAGCAACAGGTGGTGCGAATTATAAGGCAGGAACTTATGCTGCGGAACTTCAACGAACCAAAGATGCTCTATCCAGCAATTTTGGAGCATTATCTAAAGGCACCATTAAACCAGTAGCAGAAAGAGGGAACACTAAGGGTATGAAAAAAGAAGCATACGATATGGTGCTTGACTATCTCCTCTCTGAGGGACATGTAGAGACCGTAGAAGAAGCACATTACGTCATGCTCCAGATGACCTCTGAGCACGTCCAGGACATTGTAGAAGGTGTGGGATATTCTAATCCCAGTGTTGGTGGTAAACCAGTCATGAACCCTAAAGGACATCCCAAAGCAGGCGAACCCATGTCTTTCAATAAGGCAGAAACTGATGGTGTAAACGAGTATAGAAAGGCAAGCAAAAAGGCTGGTAAGAAAATCTACGCAGACGAACCACTACCTAAAAAATGAAGACGTATAAGCAGTTCTCAGAACACCTTTATTCTGAAGGTGTTATGGATTGGTGGAACAAGGGCAAAAATGTTCGTGTTCCCAATGAGAATAAAGCGTCTTGGAATAACTTGATGAAAGATGATGTGAAGCAACTTACACGTTCTAATAAATCTTTCAAAGCGGGTGAAAAAGGTATAAGGGGATTGAGACCCCTCAGTGCATTCACACCCAGAATGATTAGGACTGGACCTACTCCAGCAGTTCGTCAGGCGGTGGAGAGACCTCTGAGAAGTGCTAAAAAAGTTTTACAGGTAGGCGGTGCTATTGGTACAGCTTTACTAGGGCTTGACAAATTCAAGTAAAGTCAATAGACTAGGTTTGTCCCGGTTAAAGATAAATAATAACTTAATATTATAAATATAGTATGAGTTATGAGAATCCCTGGTGTTTTAGGGGACAACCTTTTTTATCTGAGGATATTGACGATAACTTCGGTTTTGTCTATCTTATTACAAATACACGATCGGGTAAAAGGTACATCGGTAGAAAGTACTTCTGGTCATTCAGAAAACCACCTGGTAAAAAGAGGAGAGTGAAACAGGAATCTGATTGGCAAAAGTATTACGGTTCTTGTCCAGAATTAAAAGAAGATCTCAATCTATACGGCAAAGAGATTTTCAATAGAGAAATTTTAAGTCTTCACGATACAAAGGGTAACTGTAATTACGAAGAGACAAAGCAGTTATTCTTAAATAATGTCTTAAGCGAAGCTCTTGACGATGGGTCACCTGCATACTATAATGCTAACATCCTAGGCCGTTACATGCGTAAAGACTATGGTAACTTTGGAAGAGACCTGTCTAAAGACAACTGACTGGTCAATTGATCGCATACATACTCTCTGTGAATCCAATAACTTTACTAGCATTGAGGACGCTTTTGCAATTCATGGTGAATTTTGTGAGTGGTTGGACCCAAATTTTCTAACTCATGACATAATCTCACTAGAATACATAGGAGACAAGCATGACGACTAGTCACGGACCTTCTAAAGAATTTAAGGATAGAATTTTAGAAGAATGTAAAAGGTTGAATAACGCGGGCGAGCACATTGAGGCATCGCATCTCTTTAGAACTTACTTCCCTGAGGAGGAAAAATTAATTTATGATAATTGAACTATTATTAGCATTAACTCCATCTGATTATCAACATTTGGCAAAGGTTGTACAGGTTGAAGCAGCATCAAATACACCAGATGAATTTTGTGTTGCTGCATCTGTGCTTAACAGAGTAGCATCTGATAGATTTCCAAATACGGTTTCTGGAGTGGTCTATGCCCCAGGTCAGTACGAGGGTATATATACTAAAAAATCAATTCTCCCGAATCCAAAACTTGTAGAGAGGTTAAGCTCTGTACAGGGCAGGAATAATATATTATTATGGTCAAGGGTTCTCAATGGTAGAACCGATTACAAAGGGCAATCTATGTTGAGATATCGGGTTTCTTCTGAAGATCCGATGTGTCATTCCAAAGGAAACTTCTATCACTATTATTGGCAGTAATGAAATTTAAGGAACTACTTCGTGGTGCATAATAAAAAATGACAGAAGACTGGAGATTTACTGACGAACGTATGCAGTTGAGAGCTGCTGTGTTTCGTGCTCTACAACATCACCTTGACGAGAACTGTAGAGCAGTATATGAGTTTTGCCATAATTGGGTAAGTCAAGGTAATAAAGATACAACTAACATTGAATTTTATTTTCAGGAGTACTTACGTGATGTTCATCAAGAAAATGTCTGGAAACTTGAGAGTTGCCTTAACATCAATCCTCATGAGCAGTTGCTTCCTCGTACCGACGATGAGGGTGGAGAGCAAGACAATTCAACTGACAGATCCAATTAAAGAGGAAGAGCACTTCACTCCTCATGCTCAGGGATGCATGTTGCTTCAAGAATGTACAGATCATGTCAAAGAACTCAAAACAGTTTCAGATCTCAATAAAGATAACTACCTGGTTAATGTTGATTATAGTCTTGTTGCTGATGAGTTTAATTCTCTCGTCCGATCACTTAATACAGTCGGAGCTAAAGTTTTTCTAGCAGATTCACGATACTTTCCATCTGGTCATCGGGGTGTTTATCACACTGTAAGTAATAACTTTTTTCTGAATGTTGATTACATGCGTCGTACTGGCACATTGATGTCTGTGATGCGTCATGAAGGATGGCACGCTGCTCAAGACTGTATGGCAGGTACTATTGACAATAGTTTGATTGCTATTATTCATCATGAAGACGATGTTCCTCAGATGTGGCAAGAGATGGCACGGAGAGCATACATATTACAACCTTCTGCTATTCCCTGGGAGAAAGAAGCAATTTGGGCAGGTAAAACTGAAGGCATGACTGCTAGGGCACTTGAGTCTTGTGCTCGTGGAACTATGTGGACTGACTACGATCCCACTCCTATGACACGAGAGTGGTTAGTAGAAAATGGATACATTAAAGAGTAATGTATACTATTTGGATTCATACTAAAGCATTCTTTGCTGTTGTAGTGGTGAGTTGTGCTCATCCTGTTAATTGGGAGCAATGCATTAGGGTGGATCAGTGGTTATTACCAGAACTGAGTCATGCTTGGCAGATAAAAACTGGTGAGTATGTGCCCTATCAACAAGAGAAAGAGTATCTAGACTATAAATAAAGATGCCTCGCATTGCTATCAATGCCCGAAGAAGTTAAGGTCGAAGAGACTAAAAAGGAAGATTCAAAGAAGAAAGGTCCATTGGGAAAGTTGAAGGAAAAGGTTGAAGACTCTGAGGAGCATCTTGCTATTCTTTCAACCTTCGTCCGTCTTGGTATTCTTGTCTGGTCTGGCGGTATTCTCACACTGAACTATGTAACGATCCCTGGTTTCCCACAAGGGAAGATTGATCCGACTTTTATCGCAAGTGTCTTTACTGGAGTTTTAGCTACGTTCGGAGTCCAAACGGCAAAGAAATCTGGTGATGGTACTATGAAAATGAATGGTGCCAGTGGTGCTGCTGGTGCTGCTGGCGGAATCACTAAGGCAGATCTCGAAAGATTGATTGCTGCTGCATCCCAAACTGCACCAGCTCAGACCATTAGAGTTGAGCAAGGACCAATCAAAATTGTAACCGATTCCGATCAACCCCCTTACAAGATGTAAATATGGCCAATCAAAAATCACCATTTAAGTGGGTAGTTCTGACAGTGGGGACACTGTTTGGGATTGCTCATATTGGTGTCTTGGGTCATTTGATTAATAATAAAGCAATCAATTATCCAGATATTCATTTCCCAAATGGTGACTATTCATCTTATAATGTTGAGGGTAATCGAGACGGGTATAGGATTGAATATAAAGCAAACGATCCTGCTATTTTAGAATCAAGTAGAAGTCTTCAACTTAATAAGGATAAGCGTGGTTGGTTTGGACCGACCACTGAAGATCGCCGTGAGTATCGCAGTGATCAATATACGATGGATGGCACCCGCAATATGGGAGGTGCAGTTGATGCTGAGGGAAAGTCCCTTGCAAAAAGCGAAGAGTGTATCAGGGCGGACGCTGGCGCACGAAGTCAAGGTGCGATGGCAGGGACCGCAGTTAGTGCTGGTTTAGTTGTACCTGCAGTTAGTGGTATTCCTTATATTGGATGGTTGGCATCTGGATGGGCAATGCTTTTAGGTAACAAGGCAGGTTCAGAACTTGGTGCTGAAATTGGTTCTACATTTAATGATTGTTAATGAAATTTGAATTAGATATGGATGACTACACAATCATCCTCAATGCATTACACTATTACAAGAAGGTTGAGAAACGAGAAAACTTCAAGCAGTATGATGAGAAACGTATTAATAAGTTGAGAGATAAAATGGCATATCAATTAGTTCCTAGTCCCAATAGTAAAAAATGAATTTATTATTACGTCCTTTGGATAATATGAATGATCCTGTATGGTCAGTGATCTTTATGGTATTCCTTGCTGTCGCAGGGTCATTCTATTGTATCTACTATATACTAAGAGAAGCATTTGCTGAATTGGACGATGGCAGATCAAATCAACCAGAAAGATGCGAACCAGGACCAGCAGATAGCACTCCTGTCACACAGGATTGAGGACGCTGAGAAAACTCAAGAAGAGTTTCGTGACAGGATTCGTAAACTAGAAAGGTGGGTTTGGGGTGCTGGTGCCGTCATATCAGCAGCAATCACAATTATCGGAATAGTATCGGCAGCAGATGCCAAGGAGATCAATTATGGGAGCAATGACACCACCAAGCAGGAAATCCTGCTACAACTTCCGAGTAACAGAGATTAATCGTGTTCTTGATGGCGATACTATCGATGTCACTATTGACCTCGGGTTTGATCTATACAAGAAAGAAAGAGTTAGAGTTGCTGGAGTTGATACACCAGAGAAAAGGACGAGAAACCTAGAGGAGAAGGCACTTGGAATCGACGCAACCAACTGGCTCAAAGAAAAACTGGAGAGTACTATCGCTGGTGATGATGAGTTGTCTGTT